TATAATTTTGGTTCATCATATGAATCCTATAACCAAAGAAGATATTATTAATAAAAATGAAATATTATTAGATCCAGAATATTTAATCACCACAGTAAAAAATACACATGATGCTATACATTATGGTGATAAATCTTTATTAGTGGAAGATTTAGTGGAAAGATCAGCAAATGATACTTGTCTTTGGAAAAGATAGGAGGAATAATAATGATTAAAAAATTTAAGAGAAAAAATAATCAAAAGGAGGAAACGATTATGGAAAATAATATTAATGAAGAATTAAACCAAAACATAGAAAATGTTACAAAAGAAGTTACTAAAACTATTGAAAAAGTTACAGAAACTCCAAAAGAAATTACAGAAGAAAGTGATGAAATAATTAAAAATCCAGAAGAAGTCACTGAAACTCCAGAAGTTGAAAATCCAGAAGAATTTACAAAAACTAACATCGAAGAAAATATCAAAGAAGCTAATGAAGTTATAGGTAAAATCAATGGATTTGAAAAATTATATGTTCGTAGTCAAGCGGATAAAGAATCAGAACCAGTAGGTATAGTAAATACTTTAGATGAACTTTATATAGATTTAGAAAAGTCTACAGAAGAATTTTATAAAGTTCTTACTTCAAATGGTTTAGAAGGTTATTGTATGAAGAAATTCGTCAAAATAGATTAGAGGTGTTATGTTATGGAAGATACGACCGAAACCAAAGATACTTTTATCAAAGATACTAAAGTTGAAAGTAGTATTCTAAATAGCATAAAGAAATTATTGGGAATCTCACCAACTTATACACAGTTTGATTCCGATATTATTATGCATATCAACTCTGTATTTATGGTTCTCAATCAATTAGGAATCGGACCCAGTAATGGATATTTTATTTCTGGGGCAGATGAACAATGGGCAGACTATATATCAGCAGATGATAATTTGGAAGCTATTAAGACTTATGTTTATCTAAAAGTAAAAGTAGTATTTGACCCACCTCTTAATTCAATTGTTATGGAAGCTCATAAACAAATGATTGCTGAATATGAATGGAGATTGAATATTCAAAAGGAGGAAAAATAATATGTGGAAATATAATAACTTAGAAGAATTATATCATCATGGTATACTTGGAATGCGATGGGGTTTTAGTAAAAAAAAATATCCAAGTAAAGATTACAGAAGAGTAAAATCTCTTCGTAAAAAGAAAATTAGTCAAATGTCAAATAATGAATTGAATGAAATTAATAAACGTTTAGATTTGGAAAGTAGATATAATATTCATAGAGACAATAGAAATGTTGTAAATCGCATCGTTAAAGGTGTTACAACTACTGCTGCTACAATTGGTTCACTTGCGACTGCTTATACAACTTATCAAAAGTATGGTAAGAAAATAGTAGACAAATATTTAAATAAGAAAGCGTAGGTGATTTATTTTGGCGTTATCTAATATAGCAGTTCCAAAATACTATGGATTATTTAGAGATGCTGTTGTAAGAGGAGAAATACCAATTTGTGAAACAATCTCAATGGAAATGAATCGAATTGACGCACTTATAGATAATCCTGGTATATGGTATGACGAAGATGCTGTTGAAGGATTTATTCGATATTGCGAAGCTGAATTAACATTAACAGATGGAGAAGATTTAGTGTTGCTTGATTCGTTTAAATTATGGAGCGAACAAATTTTTGGTTGGTATTATTATGTTGAACGTAGTGTTTATATTCCATCAAAAGATGGAAGTGGAGGACACTATATTAATAAACGTATTAAAAAACGTTTGATTAATAAACAGTATTTAATAATAGCCAGAGGTGCTGCTAAATCACAATACGAATCCTATATTCAAAATTATTTTCTTAATGTTGATACATCGACCACTCATCAAGTGCATACTGCTCCTACTATGAAACAAGCTGAAGAAGTAATAGCTCCTATTAGAACTGCCATTACAAGAGCTAGAGGCCCTCTATATCAATTTCTTACAGAAGGATCTATTAATAATACAACCGGCGCCAAAGCTAATCGTGTTAAATTAGCATCCACTAAGAAAGGAATCGAAAATTTTTTAACTGGTTCGTTATTAGAGATAAGACCAATGTCCATTGATAAACTTCAAGGTTTAAATAGTAGAATTAACACCATCGATGAATGGTTATCAGGTGATGTAAGAGAAGATGTTATCGGTGCTTTAGAACAAGGTGCATCTAAGAATGATGATTATTTAGTATTAGCAGTTAGTTCTGAAGGTACTGTTCGTAATGGACCTGGTGATACAATCAAAATGGAATTAATGGATATTCTAAAAGGAGAGTATAATAATCCTCATGTATCAATATTTTGGTATAAATTGGATTCCATAGACGAAGTTAATAATCCAGATATGTGGGCTAAAGCAAATCCTAACCTTGGTAAAACGGTTAGTTATGAAACATATCAATTGGATGTCGAAAGAGCTGAAAAGGCTCCGGCAAATAGAAATGATATTCTTGCTAAACGTTTTGGAATACCAATGGAAGGATATACATATTTCTTTACTTATGAGGAAACATTAAAACATCGTAAACGTGATTATTGGAGTATGCCTTGTGCATTAGGCGGAGACCTTTCACAAGGAGACGACTTTTGTGCTTTTACATTTTTATTTCCGTTGGCTAAAGGAGAGTTTGGTATTAAAACTCGAAATTATATAACAGAACGTACTTTAATGAAATTGCAACCTGCAATGAGAATTAAGTATGATGAATTTATAAAAGAAGGAAGTCTAATAGTTATGCCTGGAACTGTATTAGATATGATGTTGGTGTATGACGATCTCGATGCTCATATAATCGATAAAGATTATGATATTAGAGCTTTTGGATTTGATCCATATAACGCTAAAGATTTTGTTGAAAGATGGGAAAGAGAAAATGGACCTTTTGGACTTGAAAAAGTTATACAAGGGGCTAAAACTGAATCTGTTCCATTAGGGGAGTTAAAAAAAATGGCCGAAGACAGATTATTATTATTTGATGAAGAGTTAATGACCTTTGCTATGGGTAATTGCATTACACTTGAGGATACAAATGGTAATAGAAAATTATATAAAAAGCGTTATGATCAAAAGATAGATGCTGTTGCAGCACTAATGGATGCTTATATCGCTTATAAAAATAGCCGAGAGGCATTCGAATAGGAGGAAAAACAAATAATATGTGGAAATATAATAACTTAGAAGAATTATACCATTACGGAGTTCTCGGAATGAGATGGGGACACCATAATAATCAAAATGTTCAGTCCGCTCATAAAGCTTATAAACAAGCCAAAAAAGAGTATAGAAAACAATTTATTAAAAATGTCAAAAATATTTTTAAAAATGAAAGAGATTATAAAGAAACACGTAAAGGATTAATTAATGCTAGAAATAAAAGGGAACAAGCTGCATTTAAATTAATTGATGCTGCAGCTAAAGATTCTTATGATAAGAAATTATCAAAAACTGGATCTAAGGATAAAGCACTTAAAGCTGAACAAAATACATATTATAAAGCTTTTAAACAAGAACGTTATGGTAGTGGTTTAGTAGGCAGTGTCAATAATAACCTAAATCGTCATGGCGTAACAAATGGTAACACACATTATTATAACCATTTGGTTAAAAAAAAAGGTAAAAAATATGCTGATGCAATAGAAAAAAGATATAGTAAAAAATTGGTCAACACATTAATTGGTTCTGCTGCAGTCGCTTTTGGAGCTACTTTTGCTGGAGCTTATTTGGCAGCTCGTTATAGTAAATAGAAACGGAGGTAAAATACTATGGAATTAACATTTGGTGATAGAGTAAAAAATGCATGGAACGCATTTCTAAATCGTGAATCATTTACAAACCGTAGTGAGTATAGTTATGCATCTTGGACTAGACCTGATCGTATTCGTTTGACGAGAGGTAATGAACGATCAATAGTGACCTCTGTTTTAAATAGAATAGCGCTCGATGTAGCTGCTATCAACATTAAACATTGTAGAGTAGATGATAATAAAAGATTTAAAGAAGAAATAAATTCTGGTTTAAATAATTGTTTAACTCTAGAAGCTAATATTGATCAAACTGCTAGAGCGTTGATACAAGATATTGTTTTAACAATGTTCGATGAAGGTTGTGTGGCGGTGGTACCAGTAGATACTAATGTTAATCCGCTACAAACAAATTCCTATGATATAATAACTTTAAGAGCTGGAAAAGTTACTCAATGGTATCCTAACAGCGTTAAAGTATTATTATATAACGATAGAACCGGAAACAAGGAAGAGATTCAACTACCTAAAGAAAGGGTTGGTATAATCGAAAATCCTCTTTATGCTGTAATGAATGAATATAATTCAACTTTACAACGTTTAACAAGAAAATTAGTATTGTTAGATAGTATTGATGAACAATCTGGTTCTGGTAAATTAGATCTCATCATCCAATTACCATACGTCATTAAATCCGAGACTCGTAAGAACCAAGCGAATGAAAGACGTCAAGAAATTGAGCGACAATTGGCAGGATCTAAATATGGTATAGCATATACTGATGGTACGGAAAAAATAACACAGTTAAACCGTCCAGTTGAAAACAATCTAATGAACCAGATTGAATATCTAACGAGCATGCTTTATAGCCAGTTAGGTATTACAAAGGCAATATTAGATGGTACAGCTAACGAGGAAACTATGTTGAATTATTATAGTCGTACTATTGAGCCTATTGTAGCAACCATCAGTTTAGAATTTGAACGTAAGTTTATTACTAAAACAGCTAGATCACAAGGACAAACCATCAAGTACTTCAGAGACGTATTTAAGTTGGTTCCTGTAAAAGAATTAGCCGAATTGGCTGATAAATTTACAAGAAACGAGATTCTATCTTCAAATGAAGTTAGAGGAATCATTGGTTATAGACCATCGAATGATCCTAAAGCGGATCAATTGATAAATAGTAACTTAAACCATTCTTCACAAGAAATTGGTAACATGTATTCTACTCAACCAATTAACACGATTCCATCTGAAAAATCTTCTAATGAAACAATTACTTCTGGTAATAATTTAGAAGAATTAAAAAGTCAAAATGGAATTAAAAATCCTAATTATCAAGAAGAAGTGTTTGATAGTTTAAATGAAGAACAAAAGAACGCTGTTTATTATATGCTAGATCAAATTTTAGATGATGAGAAAAATAGGAAAGGAGATAACCCGTAATGGATATGGATTACGATTTTAGTGGTTGGGCTACCAGAAATAATATTGAATGTTCCGATGGTAGAACAATTATGAAAGATGCTTTCAAAGATAATGATGGACAAAAAGTTCCATTGGTTTGGAATCATCAACACGATGACCCTAATGAAGTTCTAGGTCACGCCTTACTTGAGAATAGAACTGAAGGTGTTTATGCTTATTGTAAGTTTAATGATACAGAATCTGGACAAACTGCTAAATCTCTAGTGTTTAATGGCGATGTTGACAAATTATCAATTTATGCCAATAAACTTAAGTCAAACATGAATCAAGTTATTCATGGTTGTATTAGAGAAGTTAGTTTAGTTTTAGCAGGTGCTAATCCTGGTGCTTATATAGATTCTGTAATAGTACATAGTAATGATGCCGACGATGAAGAAGAAGGTGTTATTTACACTGATGAACCAATTAGTGTTATTATGGAACATTCAGAAGAAAAATCTGAGAAAAAGGAGGAAACAGAAATGAACAATAACTCAGAAATTAAACATGCTAAAGAAGAAGCTTCAGAAAAAACTGTTCAAGAAATATTCGATACATTAACTGATGAACAAAAAAATGTGGTTTATGCTATAATTGGAGAAGCTATCGAAGAAGCACAAAATAATGCCGATGAAGATGACGGCGAAGAAGGAGAGGATAATATGAAACATAATGTATTTGATAACAATAATAATCGTGAAGATGTGTTGGCTCATTCTGAATTTGTTAATGCTGCTATTGCTGATGCTAAAAGATTCGGTTCAATGAGAGAAAGCTTTATTGCTCACGCAGATCAAGCAGGACTTAAATGGGGACAAAATAATAATTTTGCAGCATTATTTCCAGACGCTACTAATATCGACAGAGAACCAATAGTAGTTGAAAAGGATAATAGTTGGGTTGGCAAAATTATGAATGATGTTAAACATTCACCTTTCTCTAGAGTTAAGAATACACTAGGTAAACTAGATGAAACTACTGCTAGAGCTAAGGGTTATATAAAGGGAAATAAGAAAACTAACTTACAAGTTGCATTTTTAAATCGTGTAACTACTCCAACTACTGTATATATCAAAAATGATATTGACAGAGATGATATTGTAGATATTACTGACTTTGATATTATTGCTTGGCAAAAGAAAGAAATGCGTAAACAATTAGACAAGGAATTAGCATTATCTATGTTACTTGGTGATGGTAGAGATGTATCTGATCAAAACAAAATTAATGAACAAAATATCAGACCAGTTTTAACAGATAATGATATGTATACTATTAAATATGAAGTTAAACAAGGTGTAGATTATAAAGTTACTGGAAATAGTGCTTCTGATAATGATTCTAAGACTAAAGGTATTATTCGTGCTGCTATCAGAGCTCGTAAAGAGTACAGAGGTTCTGGTAAACCATCATTTTATACTACTGAAGATGTTTTAACTAATATGTTATTAATTGAAGATCAAAATGGTAGAGTAATCTATGATTCTGTTGAAAAATTAGCTACTGCATTAAGAGTTAAAGAAATTGTTACTATTCCAGAAATGGAAAAATATACAGGTGTTTACGGTATAATTGTTAATATGAATGATTATACAGCAGGTGCTGATAAAGGTGGTAGCGTTAATATGTTCGATGATTTTGATATTGACTATAACCAAATGAAATATTTAATGGAAACAAGAATGTCTGGTGCATTAACTGTTCCATATTCAGCAATTGTTCTTAAAGCTGAAGGTTCTGCTAGTTCTGAACACGGAATCGGTGGATAGTATTTTATAATAAGGAGGAATTCGAATGGCTAAATTTTATGGGAATATAGGTTTCCTAGAGACAGTTCAAACAGAACCTGGTATTTGGGAAGAAACATATAAAAAAGTTCCGTATTATGGCGACTTAGTAAAAAATATCAGTAAGTGGCAATCATCTGGTGGTATCAATGATAATATTGTTATTAGTAATAGTATAAGTATTGTTGCCGACCCATATGCCAGTGAGAATTTCCAAAAAATGAGATATGTTGAATTCTTAGGTGCTAAATGGAAAATAGAATCCGTCGAAATACAGTACCCTAGAATCATATTATCTATAGGAGGTGAATGGCATGAAAAACAATCGTCTAGCACTTCACAATAAACTTGTAGAACTATTCGGTAATAATCATGTTTATTATCAACCTCCTGAGAATCTTAAGATGGAATATCCATGTATAAGATACTCTAAAAGTGATATTACCAGCAGTCATGCTGATAATATAAAATATATCAATAAACCTAGTTATGAGATAGTGATTATTGATAAACACCCAGATAATGATGTAATAGGTAAGATATTGGAACTCCCTTTATCTTCCTACGATCGTCATTACATATCTGATAATTTAAATCATGATATAATAAAATTATTTTTTTAAAAAGGAGGAAAAGATATGAAATTAATATGGGATAAAACCGGAGAAAGAATGTATGAAACTGGTGTTAGTAATGGTGTCTTATATCCATATAATACCACAACAAAAAGATACGATAAAGGTGTTGCTTGGAATGGACTTACTGCGGTAAACGAAAGTCCATCTGGTGCTGAAACAACACCACTTTATGCTGATAATATTAAATATTTAAACTTACAATCAGCAGAAGAGTTTGGAGCAAGTATCGAAGCTTATATGTATCCAGATGCATTTGCAAAATGTAATGGTGAAGCTGAATTAGCACCAGGGGTTAATGTTGGTCAACAAAAACGTTCTACTTTTGGTCTTTCATATAAAACTAAAGTTGGTAATGATGTTGATAATGATCTTGGTTATAAAATTCACTTAATTTATGGAGCTTTAGCTGCGCCATCAGAAAAAGCTTATGCTACAGTTAATGATAGTCCAGAAGCTATTACATTTTCATGGGAAATTTCAACTACTCCAGTTGAAATCAAAGGACTAAAACCAACTGCAAATTTAGTTATTGATTCAACAAAAGTTGAAGCAGCGAAACTAAAATTAATTGAAGATGAATTATATGGTACTGAAACTAAAGAACCTAAATTATTATTACCAGACGAAGTTGTTGCTATTATAAATGGTACACATATTGGTGGATAATAAAAATAGTTAAATATTTAGAGGGAGTTTAATGTTAAATAAACAATCCCTCTTTTTTAAATTTTATAAATAAAGAAAAGGAGAATGAATTATGTTAAAAAAAACTATAACTTATAACGATTACAATGGAGTTGAAAGAAAAGATGATTTTTATTTTAATCTAACACAAGCAGAGGTTACAGAAATGGAACTAAGTGTTAATGGCGGATTAGCAGAACAAATTCAAAAAATTGTAAATGCTAAAGACACACCATCAATTATCAAAATATTTAAGGAATTAATTCTTAAAGCATATGGTGAAAAAACTGATGACGGTAAGAGATTTAGAAAAGTTAATGATAATGGAGTTTCTTTATCAATTGCTTTTTCCGAAACAGAAGCATATTCTAAATTATTTATGGAATTAGCAACAGATGATATTGCAGCAGCAGAGTTTGTTAAAGGGATAATACCTGCAAATCTTAATCAAGCTGAAGTTTCAAAAGCTCAAGAAACAGCAAAAACATTGGCGAATGAAAATAATATAAATAATATTAATGAATAATTATAAATAATATAATGGAGGTGAAAGAGAATGCTTCAAATACATGTTACTGGAAAAGAATTCTGGGATGAACAAAAAGAGGAATTTATTCAAAGTAAAATAGATCAAACGATACAATTAGAGCATTCTCTTGTATCTATTTCTAAGTGGGAATCAAAGTGGAATAAACCATTTTTAGATAAAAAAAATAAAAAAACAGACGAAGAGGTTTTGGATTATATTAAATGCATGACAATAACACAAAACGTTAAAGATGAAGTATACAACAATTTAACTACTTCTGAAATTGAAAAGATAAACAATTATATATCCAAACCAATGACCGCTACAACATTTAATGAGTTTAATAAAAGTATAAGTGGAGAAAATATAACATCAGAATTAATTTACTATTGGATGATTACTCAAAATATACCAATAGAATGTCAAAAGTGGCATATAAATAGATTATTAACTTTAATAAGAGTTTGTAGTATTAAAAATCAACCTTCTAAGAAAATAAATAAAAAAGAACTTGCTAGTAAATATGCTTCATTAAATGCTAGTCGTAGACAACAATTAAAATCAAAAGGTTAATAAATTATAACAAGAATATCAATTATTTTTATTAAATTTAATATTAATATATTGATGTTTTTACTATAATTTATTAAAAAAAATTAAAAAGAAAAGGAGATAGAGTATAATGATAAAGTTGAAAACGTCTGGAGATAAAAGTTTTAAAAAAACAAATAGTTATTTTCAAAAAATATTACAACCACTTAAATTAAGTACTCTTGATCATTACGGAAAAGAAGGAGTTTCAGCTTTACAGGCTGTTACTCCTAAAGATTCCGGATTGACAGCTAAATCCTGGGAATATAAAATTGAAAGACAAAAAGAAAGAGTGTCAATTTCTTTTTATAATACAAATAGTCAAAATGGAGTAAACATTGCCATAATATTACAATATGGACATGGCACTCGTAATGGTGGTTGGGTAGAAGGTAGAGATTATATTAATCCTGCTGTTCAACCAGTATTTGATAAAATTGTTGAGGACGCATGGAAGGAGGTTACTAACGCATGAGTAAACAAGTAGATCAAAGAGTCGTTGAGATGGAGTTTAATAATAAAAACTTCGAAAAAAATGTAAAAACAAGTATGACAACATTAGATAAACTTAAATCGGCTCTTAATTTTGATAAAGAACGAACTAGTTTAAATGATTTGCAAAAAGCTGCTGATAAAGTAGATATAAGTGGAATATCAAAAGGTATACAAGTAGTTCAAGCTAGTTTCTCTTCATTACAAATAGTTGGTATGACTGTGTTAAGCGAGTTGACGAAGTCTGCTATGAATTTAGGTAAGAGGATGACAAATTCTTTAACCGATTCATTGATAAACGGTGGAAAAAATAGAGCATTAAATATTCAAAATGCGAAATTTCAAATAGAAGGTCTTCTTGGTGCCGAAAAATTTAAACAACAATGGAGTAGAATTAATGAAAGTATAAATTATGCGGTTAAAGATACTGCTTACGGTTATGATTCAGCTGCAAAAGCCGCTTCTCAATTTATGGCTTCGAATATTCCAGTTGGCGAACAAATGGATAGATCATTAAGGGCTATTTCTGGTGTTGCTGCTATGACAAATAGTTCTTATGATGATATAGCAAATATATTTACAAGAGTTTCAGGTCAAGGTCGTGTTATGGCTGATGATTTGAATTCTTTAGCAGCAAGAGGTTTAAATGCTGCATCTACTTTAGCTAAATCGATGGGTAAAACCGAATCAGAGATTCGTGATATGGTATCAAAAGGAAAGATATCATTTGCTGATTTTTCTAATGCTATGGATAGTGCATTTGGGGAACATGCTAAAAAAGGTAATGAAACATTCTCTGGTTCTTTAGCAAATATGAAAGCAGCAATGAGTAGAATTGGTGCTAAAGTATGGGATCCATTACTTGTAAATATGAAAAACGTATTTAACCAAGCAAGAATACTAATAAATGATTTGAACAATAATCATTTGGATGGATTTATAAATTCTATAAATTCTAGTATTAAAAAATTTTCCGACAATCTGGTTAAGTTTATGGAACTTGGCGGAGTTAAGAATATATTACTAGGAATAGGTAACGCGTTTAATTTTATAGGTCAAATGATTGCTCCTATAAGAAATGCTTTTGGAGAAATATTTCCTCCGAAAGGTGTTGAAACAGTAGTTAAAGCTACTGAAAGATTTAAAGAGTTTACAGCTAATTTAAAGATTAGTGAAAAAACAGCTTCTAGAATACAAAATGTATTCAAGAGTTTATTTAAAGTTATAAAAACGGGAATAGATATTTTCTTATCTATTGCAAAAGCAGCATTAAAACTTATTAATATATTATTTCCTGTTGGAAGTGCATTATTAGATTTTGTTAGCATGTTAGCCACTGGTCTTAATAAATTAATAGATGCTTTTGTTCGTTCTAATATTGTAACTAAAATATTAAATGGTATAATTTATGGTATTAGTAAAGCTACAGAAAAAGTTAAATATTTTGTGAATGAAGTATTAAAATTTGATAGAATTATGGCATTTTTCCAAAAAATATTTCGAGCAATTGCTAATATAGGTTTAACAATAGGTAAAGTATTTGCTAGTATTATACGTAATGGTGATTTAAAAGCTGTTATGGATATATTTAATACAGGACTTGCTGGAGGAGTATTAATTTCTATAATAAAAGTGTTGCAAAATTTACAAAAAGCAACACAAAATATAAGCGCGACATTTAATAGTATTAAAGGAATATTAAATGGGGTTAAAGATATTTTAGCAGCTTATCAAAAAGAAATAAATTCTAAAACGTTACTTAATATAGCAAAAGCTGTGGCCTTATTAGCAGCATCATTGTTCATATTATCTTTAATTCCTAGTAAAAAAATAGCATCTTCTCTTGGAGCATTAGCTGGTATAATGTCAGAATTCATGTTAATGTTTAAAATATTTACTATGATATCTGGTAATGTAACTAAAGTTGGACGATCATCTATTGCGATGATAGCTATGTCTATTAGTATTACTATATTAGCTGGAGCATTAAAGAAAATTGGTTCATTAAATTTTAATCAAATGATGACTGGACTTATCGGTTTAGCCGGTGCTATGAGTGTATTATTATTAGCTTTAAAATTAATGCCAGATAAAAAAGGTGTTATATCAAAATCTATTGCAATGATAAATATGTCATTGGCTATGATGTTAATGGCTACAGCATTAAAAAAAATGGGAAGTATACCAATGGTTGAAATTGGTAAAGGATTATTAGCTATTGCTGGTTCAATGACTATATTAATAACAGCATTAAATAACATGTCTAAAGGATCATTAGTTAAAGGATTAGCGATGATACCTTTAACTACATCATTAATTATTTTAGGAAAAGCTCTAAAAAAATTAGGTTCTTTGTCGTGGGGAGAAATAGCTAAATCACTTACTGCAATGGCTGGAGCATTATTAATATTAGTTTTATCCATAAATAAATTACCACCATGGAGTCTACCAAAAGCATTAGCCATGATACCTTTAACGATTTCATTGTTGATATTAGGAGCTGGTTTAAAGAAATTATCTAAATTATCATGGGATGATATAGGACGTTCATTAACAGCAATGGCTGGAGCGTTAACTATGTTGGTATTAGCAACTAGCATAATGAGTAAAGTAGGAGCTAAAACAGGTGGTTTATTAGTTGCTTCAGCAGCATTAATATTATTTGCTATTGGTATGAAATCTTTAGGAAAGATGTCTTGGGATAGAATATTAAAAGCATTTGTTTCTTTGGCTGTTGGTATAACAGCACTAGTGGTAGCAGCAAAACTATTAACGCCTGTTGCTGGAACACTTATGATTGTAGCTGGAGCTATGGCTTTATTTGGTCTTGCAGCAGTTGCATTTGGTATTGGTTTAACATTAATTGCCACTGGTATAGCAGCACTTGGTGTAGCATTATCTACAGGAACAACCGCAATAGTTGCTGGAATATCAGGTATAATTCTTGGTATTTTAGGAATGATGCCAGAAATTATAAAGATAATTAAAGCCGCCCTTATAGGATTTGCTAAAACAATAATAGAAGTTGCACCATTACTAACAAAAGCTTTAGGAACATTAATTTTTGAAGCAATAAAAATGTTAGCGGATTATATTCCGATGATAGTTACAGCAGTTATTGATTTAATAATAAATACATTACGTGCTTTGACTGATAGAGTCCCAGAATTAATGGTTGCCGGTGTCGAATTATTAGCTGCATTTGGTAGAGGTTTAATAGAAGCACTAAAAATTATGGATCCTAAATTATTATTAGCCGGAATAACATCTATAACATTATTAGTTGCTGCTATACATATGATGGCTGGTTTAGCAACAATCGCCCCATTAGCATTAGTTGGTATAATAGCATTCGGTTTATTGGTAGCCGAATTAATCACGGTTATTGGTATGTTAGCTAAAATATTTAATGATGATAATTACCTAAAATATTTAGCCAAAGGAGGAGATATTCTTATGGCTATAGGTATAGCTATTGGTAAATTTATAGGTGGTATAATTGGTGGAATTGGAGCTGGAGTTACAAGTTCTATGCCAACTATTGCTGATAATCTATCATTATTTATGAATAAATTACAACCATTTATAAAAATGACTAATGATATATCACCAAATACGATGAAAAACATTGGTGTTTTAGTATCAGCAATATCAGCTATTACCAGTGCAAATATTTCAAAAGGAATAACATCATTCTTAACTGGAGGAAAAAATTTATTTGCTAATTTTAGCAATGATATAGCAGAACTTGGTACTGGAATGAAAAATTTTGTTAAAAATCTTGGTATATTTAGTAATAGCC